AGGAGAACGTTGTCCTGCTAGGGCCTTCAGGCGTCGGCAAAACGCACTTTGATTAGACATGAGATAAATAAAGGAATAACCGTGAGATAATTATGGGACTTCAGGGGAAGACTGTGGATTCCGTGGGATACTTTTTGTAAAACGATTACTGTATGTGAAAGGGAATCAGGATTACAGTAATCCCCTTCAGAATTCTGCTACCAACTTCAACTGGTAGTATCCGCCGGAAATCCACACCCTAAATGGAGATACTCATGGACAATGATACCTTAGAAACACTGTTAGTGGCCCAGGTTGCCACTTTAGCCCATCAAATCAAACAGGCCAAAGCAGCAAAGGGAATATCAACTACTGATACCTGTGTTGGAGATGCCGTAAGAATGATTAAGAATCAGCGTGCTGAAATCCTTCGCAAGCTCTCTGAAATTCGCTAGTTTCACAATCGATAAGCATCGTCGCGTCAATCAGCAACGCGACCTCAGTTAGCACCTGGCGGGCTTGTCCAACAGGCAACCCGCCAAGATTGTTTTTGATGATGCTTATGGCTAACTTTGAAATTTCCGAATTATCTAAACCGATACTGCTATAGCTGGCTTCTGACATGTCAATTTCCTCGTTAATGAAGAGCCTATGAATACAATGAGCTAAACTGGAAAGTAAGGATGGTAAAGTACTTTAACTATCCATCTTCACCAGCAGACTCATCCTCAAATAATTTCCCCTGCATCCGATCCAGTTCTTCTCTTTTAACCCGTTTCACCACGCTGTAAATCCATTGTAGCGAAACGCCGAACTTGCGGGCCAGTTCGTGATGGTTGCGCCCGTCGAACTCCAGGAAGATTTCCCTGTCGCGCTGGCTGACCTTCGAGACCATGCCCATCGGGAAGTAAACGTTCTGCCCGCCCCAGACCTGCATCATACGGTTAGCTACTGCCTCGCCGATTTGGTCAGCCACCGCGATATCAATCTCGATGATTTCACACACCGTTGTAGCGGTATGCTGGGCAAGTTCAACCAGCAATTCAGGCCCTTTACTGCGAAACTGGCTATGGTCGCTCATGTTCGTTTCCCCGTTGTCCGGTAATGCCACTTTTTGAGCTTCTCAATAACACTGCTGGCCTGTTCCGAGTTCAGCCAGCGCAATCCGTCAACACCAGTTTCCCGTTTCACCCAACGTGCCAGAGAGAGTTCAGAACTGTCACGGATAACGCCTGCAGCAGCCATATCCAGCCAGAGAGCGCGTATTTTGCGGGACTGTGGATGGTCATCCAGCGCAATGCCGGCTGTAGCGTTTCCGGCAGGCTTAACCCTGAATCCTTTCTTTTTCATGGAATCCAGCACTTTAGTTAGCTGCGGAAGATCCATCCCTTTGGTTGAAGCCCTACCGGTTAGCCCCTGCAACATCTGGCGGTAGGTATCTTCGTCTATCTTCAGGTCATTACGGGCAATGTGAATAAGCTGAATTAACTGCTGTTTAGTCATGGCTGTCGCCCCCTGCATCCCGTTGGCTAACAAAGTCGACAAAAAGCGGCAGGGTTAATGGCCAGAGCAGGCAGATAACTGACCAGCTAATCCAGCGTTTCGCCCCCTGATAACGCGAATAAAAGCCCATATAAAGGTGCAGCTGAGCGGTACACCAGCCCACAAATCCATACCAGAACACACCCGATACAATGAATTCTGCCATTATTGTGCCCCCAGTTTCTGCTGTTCCTGTCCGTGGACTGGCTGGTGCAGCCTGATGTTCTCGCCTTCTCTGTAGCCAAGGTGGCGGGACATGTCTGCGTCACGGGATTTCCCGGCCTCACGGCCCGTGGTTGTACCTGATTCCGGGTATTTCTGCTCAAGCCAGAGTTTAGCCAGCTCCCGTTCCTCGCGGGACATAGCAAGTAAATGAACTTCGCTGCGCACGGCCAGAACCCAGCCCTCGGCAAATTTGTCACCACGGCTGGTTTTGGTTTTGTTCTTGATCCTTTTATTGTGCTGCCCGATATAGCTTTTACGTGCCGCTATTAATTGTCTGGCCAGTACCTCCCATGTGTATGAGGCCAGTTCCACGCGGTCTTTATTACCGTAAAAGCCAACGCTGGGTTTAAAACCAGAGTGGATAATAGACTTAACCCCAAATGCCACCTGGATAATATCCAGCAGGCCCAGCATGTAACGCGGCGGATTAACGCTACCTGCAGCCCAGTAATTACTGACGCTTTCATCAATATCACTGAGTGCAAGGTCGGCCTGGGTGATGTTATATGCCAGCATCAGCTTCTGAGCGCGTTGCAGGGCCAGCGCAGCTTCATGGGGATTGTCGGATTTGGCCAGCGCAAGTAGCTTCTTTAACTTCTCCAGCACCTTTTCATTATTCTGCGGCATAAGTCACCCCCAGACGTTCAGCAAGGCGTTCCAGCTTTTTTTGCTTATGAAAGTCAATCAGCAGGCCCATCCCGTTGAGGCGGAACTGTTCAATCATGATTTCAACGTCAGCCAGTTCGGCGGCTTCTTCCATCAGCTTCAGCGCCTGTGCTTCAGGCCCAAAGGTCTTAAGGGCCAGACTATAAATAGCGGGGCGGTTAGATAATTTCATACCTTTCATTGTTTTGCCTCGCAGGGGATGAACTCCATAGCCGGGACTTCCACGTAGTAATGCTGGCTGCAGTGCGGGCATACCAGCGTGACGAGAACCGCTGGGACACGGTATTTACCGGAGGTAATGACGGTGGCCTCGCTGAACTTAAGGGTGGTGATCCCTTTCTGACAGTTAGTGCATTTGATGGACATGTTTAATTCCTTAAAGCTGTTTTCGGCGTGCAGAAACCCACGGCGCTGACGCCGAAATAAAAAGAAAATGAATTAAAATTAAATGGCAGCGATATCTAACGGAATATTAATCAGCTTCCCGTGTTTGTCTTTCTCCCGGAAATTAATATAGGTTTTGGACATGGCCACCTGCAGCGATTCCGATATGGCCTCCATTGCCCGGTTCCAGCGTTCGTCCTGAATCTTGACGCGGCGCAGGGAAAGAATACGCCCGGTGTTAAGCTGGCCCTCTTTATCCACCTGGAAAGCATCGCCGATAATGGCCCGCAGGTTGGCGTTCGCGCCTTCAGACCACTCGGTGACGCACTCGTCAATCAGGTCTTTGGCAATCTGCAGCTCAGGCCCAAAAGTCAGAGTTTCCTGCACACGGATAGTGATTTGTTCACTGCCATCAAAGCTGCTGAAGGTTACGTTACCTTTGACCCCGCCGCGTGTTCTGCCGTACTTCTCGGCCACGAGGTCAAGCCAGGCATAGCACTCATCAAAAGCGCTCTGCTTGAAGTCGCTGAGGTCAGCACTTTTGACCTTAGCTGCCGCGATCTGCTCTTTGACAAAGGAATTCATCGCCAGATCGTAATCAGAAACCTGCGCCACCGGCACCAGACGGCCTTTACGGTCTTTCATGTATTCATCTTTAATTAATTCGCTCATTTATGTTCACCTTGTGGTTAATGTAATGACTCTGACCAGGTAATCCGGCAGCCATGCAACTCAAAGACGCCCTGACGAAAGCGCCCTGAACCGTCATGGCCAACGTGGATAAAACTTGCTTTCCCCTGCGCAAGCAGGCGGGCGCAGTGGTTATTTCTTGCGATACGAATGACCGGCTTACTGCCTGCAATCATGACGCTTTGAACGGTGCCGTTCATCGACTTCAGGGCCGCAATAGCGGTTTGCACGTTGTTTATCTGCTGGTTGATATCAGTGATGGATTTCATGGTTACACCCCCTTGACGACGTCGGCATTGACCTGCGGAACCCCGATTTCAGCAGCCAGGTTCATGGCGGCTATCACCAGGTTACTGACGGCCAGCGGATACAGCAGGCTGACCATGTTTTTACGGTTGCTGCCCAGATTACTCAGGCGGGCGCGGATGGCATCTACCGCGCTGGCGTCCATGACGTCGGCCAGCTGCTTACCGGCGCGTTGCAGCTTGAACGCCAGAAACTCTTCTAGGCTGTTGTCCAGCGGCAGCAGTTCAACCACCTCGCAGCGCTGGACGACCTCACGGACTTCCATGTTGCGTTCGGAAAGCTTGTCAGCCAGCTCAGGCTGGCCAATCAGTACGATAGAAAGCAACCGTTTAAACCCTGACTCCAGCTCAAAGAAACGTTTGAGATGCTTTAAAGTTGGAATTGGTAGGCTGTGGGCTTCTTCAATTACCAGAACGTGGCTGAAACCCGCTGAGCAGCTGTCCTTCAGAACACGGTGTAACTGGCGAAAACGGGCATCCTGGCTGCGTTTAATGTTCTCCAGCGGCGCGATGGTGCTGACGATGGCTTCGGCGATAGCCGCCGCCTTCAGGATTTTGCCCTTCACGTCATTGTCTTCCATGGCGATGATATATGGCTCGATAACGATCACCGGCGCGTTCTCGCGGTTGACACGTTCGATCAGGTCGCGGCGCAGCGTGGATTTACCAGCCCCAGACTCGCCGATAACTGCCATAAAGCCACCGTGGCGGGCGGTCTGATAAAGCGCTTCACGCACGTAACGGATATCGGGCGTGGTGAAAACATCCTCCGCGCCCTGCATGGCTTCATCGGCGAACGGGTCACGGAAAAGGCCAAACGCTTTTTTAGTTGCTGGAAATAACACCTGCTTTTTGAGTAACATATTCTCTTCCTCACTGAGGTTGGTTTTATTGATAATGCCCGCCGTGCGGGGCGTGGCTGCGCCCTGCACAGCATCAAAACTCTTCGCAGTATCAATCCCCTTTGAGACCAGATACGTCGTCAGGCGCTGGCGTACTTCGCCAGCATTGGTGCGCGGCCACTGATTGTGGTTAACAATCTGGGCCAGGGTGGCTTCAGATACCGCCAGTTTTCTGGCGACTTCGGCCTGCGGCAGTTTTGCCGCTTTAAGTTGTTGCTTCAGTACCAGCATGTCTTCCTCCTCAGTTGCCGTTAACGATGCTGATAACGCTGCTGCGGGCCGGTGTGGTCAGGGTGACCATCACCTCATCCAGCGCAACTTCCGGTATGCCATCCGGGTACTGTGCCGTTAACTGGCGGTAGTGCTCCGGCGTCCACTTGTGCCCACTTGCAGTGAACTTCTCGCGCAGGGCTTTCGCCGCCTCAACATGGGGCAGCGGACGCTGCTCTATACGCGGCCCGCGAACGTCTGAAGCCTGACCGCGCTTCGGCATATAGGTCGGCAGCGTGGCGTCGTCGATATGCTTGTAAGGGTCAAGCCTGCCGCCGAAGGGCAGTGCCTTCGCTTTACGTGCCGCTGCTGCATCAGTGGCGTTATCTGTTTCGGTGATAAGCTGTTCAATCTCTTTTGCCGCTGTCTGCGCCGGGGTGTCCGCCACGGCTTTATGGCTTTCGCCAAAGACTGCTGCGCTTTCAGCAAAGCCAAACTCGTTCTTTTTAACCTCGTCAACGAGGAAGAACATTTCGTTGCCGTCTTCCCCCGTCAGCACAACCTGTGCGGCATCGGTGCGCCATGGATTGCGGGTAATCATCAGCTTTTCGCCAACGATCACGCCCGGCACCGCAGAGACGTCGTACTCGATGCCCCGGAACGGTACCCGCAGCTTTGATGTCACTTTGCGGCTTTCCGGCGCGGCCACTGCCAGCTCTCTACACACTTCAGCGATTGGCGCTTTCAGAAGTTGATCGGCGGTAATTCTCAGCCAGATATCCGTGCGGGTTTTACGGTGGCGGCTGTGAACTGCCGTCGCGTTAAAGTGGCTTCGCCATTTCACGGCCAGTGCGTTCAGCTCTTCCAGGCTGTTGACCGGCTGGAACTTCAGCCCAGGCTCAAGCTTGCGTTCGATTATGTCGCGGGCTTTTTCCACCTGGCCAGTCGCACGGGCGTTATGCGGCTTGTGCGCTATCAGGTTGATGCCCAGCGATCGACACAGGTTTTTAGTCATACCAGCGGTATTCGCCGAGCCGGGGTCGAGGTAGAGTATTTTCGGCACGCCGTGCAGCGCATCCGCGCCACCGCGCTCCTGCATGGCGTTGATAAGTACAGAACAAAGGTTCTCACCGGATTCCGCGCCCATCACGTACTCAACGTAAATCCAGCCGCTGGTGTGGTCGGTGATCTCATAACTCCACACGCGGTCACTAGCGATACGGGCAATATTGGCAGGCTTGTTCTTGTAGAACTTCGCGCTGTCCATCACCTGTAATCCCTTGTGGCCATTGCTCAGGTAATAAAGGGTGCAGAGTGAAGCATCAATTTCCCAGACATGGTTTGGGTGCAGGCTGGCCATCTCCGAAGACGGTGCAGGTGCGTCCAGCTGTTCCGGGTGCAGGCCGTAGTTACGCAGGGCGCGGCTGATGGTGTCCTCAGACAGCGGGAAGAACTCGCCGGTTTCTTCATCCGTTCTGCCTGCGGAGATAAAGCCGTTGGTGCGCAGGGTCTCCACCGCATCGGCGATGGAATACAGGCGCTTGCCGTTTTTACGGGTCGCTTCACGCAGGGTTGCAGATATCATTGCGGCTTCGTCGCGGCTCAGTGCGCTGCGCCCGGCATCAGTGCGTTTTTTACGTTTATCAGTCACAGATACCGCCTTCAGCTTGCGTAGTAGTGTGGCGCGGGAGAGACCCAGTTCAGCGCAGGCGGCGTCATATACCGCACCGCGCTTTCCATGCCCCGCGTCACGTGCCGCGCGGGCAACAGAAACCAGTCGTTCAGTCAGGGCGGCGCTCATCGGTTACGCCTCCTGCCGGTCAATCTCAGGTACTGGTTCAGTCAGCCAGGCTGGTGCAGCGTTGCCTGTCGGTGTATCTGGAAGGTCAAAGGTCGAGCGAAGGCTGCGGGCAGCATATTCCAGCTCACAAACAAGCCCGGCCATAAAATCTTTGGGCGTATCAATCTGCTTTTCCGCGCAGTATGCACACAGAGTTTCAAAGGCGCTGAACAGGCGAACGGTGATGGCTGATTCCGCTTCGGTGGATAATGCTGTTACTGCAGCCCGCAGTTTCTTCACCTCTTCGTCGGGCTTGGGTGGCTGGATACGGGATTTCTTCTCCAGTTTGGTGGAGAGAGAGTCGATTTTTTCATTTTTGTCGGCGAGCACGCGCTGTTGTGCTGCGTTGGTTTCGCGGGCTTCGCGCAATGCAGCTTTCAGTTCACGGCTGGTCATGCGATCGATATCGTCAAGTGTCATACCGGCAACAGTGCCGCCATCAGCCAATTCGACCAGGTCGTCATCATTTTCGGTCATCAACTCAAAGAGTTTTGTCTTTCCCAAAAGCGCAAGCGCTTGCGCTTTTGATTCAAGTTTTGGGGAAAGATATTTGAGTGATGCCTGCATCATTACCTGTGCAGTCCGCTTTGGTAGAGATAATTGAGATTCAACTATTTTAATGAAGTCACCATGCGGTTCAGGTCGAGTCCGTCAAGGTGGTGTAAATTCAGATCCAGCCTTCCGG